GATTCTTGGACAACCAAGCCTCTAGCTTTGGATCAGGCTCTGCTTGACGCTGCGGAACTTGCTGTTGAGGCACTTGCTGCTGTTGAGCGGCTGCTTGGGCTTGCGCCTGAGCTTGAGCCTGCTGTTGAGCAATCTTTGCCTTTTGAGCACGAACACGTTCTTTTGCAATTGCAATCTTTGAGATCGCTTCCTGCGCATTTGCTACTTTATCATAGTCACCAGCTTCATAGGCTTCTGCCATCGCACGTTTAGCTTGCGCTTCTTGTGCTTTCAGGCGTCCCTCTGCTTCGTTGGTGTACCCTTGATTCAGCTTTTCAAGACGCTGCCGCATGGCTGCGTTTTCTTGCTGCATCTGCTGCGCATACTGATAAGCAGCCTGAGCTTCCTCAGAGGCTTGCTTACGTTTTGCGGTTAATTGATTAATACGACGTTGGACAGAATCGCTATAAGTTTCTAGCTCATCGTCACCTGAAGACTTTTTTCGAACATTTGTTCGGGTTTCTTCCTCATCGTCATCGGAAGAGACTTCAATCACCTCATCTTCTTGATCATCATCCAGATCAATAGATGTGCTGCTTTCTAATTCGTCGTCTTCACGAATATCTTCAGACATAGCCATTTTCCTTGTTCTCCATCACACTATACATAAGAAATGTCTTTTGGGTCAAGAATTGTGGCGATAATGTTATCGTCATTTATGATTCTTACCTCAAGACCTTCCACTTTGAACCTATTTCCAGCATATCTTCCTATAAGAACCCAATCCTTTTCATTACACCAAGGACCATTTGGGAACTTTTGGGAGTCTTTATATGCGTCAGGACCAAGTTTGACGACATATGCTGCAACCGTTGCGAACGCTTCACGGTCACGAACCTGATCAGGAACGTACAAACCGCCTTTTGTCTTTTCGCTAGGATAGTATGGAATAATAAGAACACGGTAGCCTGTGGGCTGCGGTAGTCTTTCTAGTGCCGAAGCGTCCATCTGTGACGGATCGTCTTCGTTTTTGCTGTCTGCCCCCTTGCCAAAAGCATTTTCAATTGGCTTAGGCATTTGTGGGTTTTCTTTTATTGCCTTCTGCGCTGCCTTCGCAACGTGATCTGGCACAAATAACTTATTAGTCATCTGCGTACTCTATGCCTTTCATCGCGGTTTTAATCTCATCTTCGACGTAGGACATTCCGCGTATTTCGCCTACAAGATACCGATACTCATCAAAAGTTTGTACCGAGCCATCCGCGAGCTTGTCTTTCAGACGCACATCGCGCTCACGTATGTTTTTTAACAGATATTCTGCAAGATTTAGTGCGTCCATACCGCATACAGTATGCGATTATGCGGGAAACACAAGAGATATTACCAAAAAGTCAGAAAATACCTTGGAATCTCTGGGGTCTTGCGATCCTACTAAACCTGCTTACGTGGCCTCCCGCGTTTTTTCGCAGGGGCTTTTGTGGTTGCTTTTTTCTTAGGTTTTTCTTCAACCCACGCTTCGTTTTCGGGGGTGTTCGGGTCGTCTTTGACGAAGTGGCCTTTTTCCGTCCGCGCTCGGACTTTCCCGCTTGACTTAGGGCTATCGCTACTGCTTGCTTTTGCGGACGCCCCTCCGACCTTAGCTTCCGCACGTTGCTGCTTATTGTCTTCTGGCTTTTTCCCTTTTTCAGCGGCATGTTCAGCCTCCCTCTGAGCGATCTTCTTGGCTTTCTCCTGTTCAGCCATTTTCTCCCGTATTGACGATGCCATCTTACTGTCCTTTCATTGCTGAGTTCAGCGCGGCAATGTCTCTCTGGGTTTGAATGCGTTCCTCTGCTACTCGTGAACGCTCATCAATCGCCTTTTCCTGAGCATCAATGCGCTGTTGTGCGATCAGAATATCGTTACGTTCTTTCTCGCTTTCCATTTCCTGCTTGGCTTCAAACTCTTGCTGCTTACGCTGCATGTCTGCTGCCTTGAGTTGCAGTTCTTGGTTCCGTATGTCCACGAGTGGATCGGATTGTGGTGGCGGTGCTACCGCTTGCGCTAATTGTTCTGTCATCTCTGCAATGAGTTCTGCCGCACGAGCGTCGATCTGTGGCTTGAACTGCATCATAGGATCAGCAGGTGGTTGCCCCGGCTGTGGTGGCATCATTTGTGCCTGCTGTTGCATCATTTGCATTTGCTCAGGTGGAATCTGTGACATGATCTCTTGCTGCGCCTGAGACTCAGCCATCATGCCAATATGCTCCTGAATATGGCCTTGCAGCGCAATAATCGCCTGTGGGTTAAGCTCCATTGCAGGAGTAGACATAACCGCCATGTGCGTTTCAATGTGCGCCTGATGATCTTGATCAGGGAACGCCTGCAATGGTGCCCCTTGCAATGCCATCTGGTTTTCTTTCGCAGGGTTCATAGGCTGCGGTTGTGGTGGGGGTGGCAGAATGGCATCAATGTTTGTAACGCCCAGTGCCTCATACATCTTGCGATACGCTTGATACAACCCCTGTGGACCACCGTGAATCTGTGGATTGGACTGAACCAACTGCAACTCTGTTTGCGCCAAAGCAATACGCTGCGACATAGAGAAGATATTAGGATCAGATACAGGTAAAACGTCAATCTGAGGAGCAAAGTCTTGAACGAATATTTCTGGCCCCATCATCATATCAGCCGCATATGGATACGACTGGACAGTTTCAGAGAAAATACGCGCAAGTAATTTGAACTCAATCTTTTGCGAATAGTGCAAACGCTTGTGGATCGCGGACATCACCTTCGTGCCACGTTCCATAATCGCCATAGTCGTTCCAACAGGCGTTTCACCGCCCATCTCACCAACCTTGAGGTCAGCCATAGACGCAAAGCGGCGTCCTGCGTCCACTAGAGTGCCCAAAAGGTTGTAAAGCGTCCCTGAAGGCTCTTTGAAAGGGAGAGGCATCAGAGAGCCTTGCAGGGTGCCCCCAACAACGTCAATGTCACGGAACTCACCGGGCTGGAGTGGAGCATCCTCGTCCCTAATGCGAGCACCGCGAGCCTTGAAGCCTGCTGGTAGATTGGAAAGCGTACCCGCATCAATAAGCTGACGCAGGATCGACGTAGATGCCTGTGCCAAACCACCAATCATGTGAGTCAAGCCAAGGCCATAGAATCCAAGACCCGGCAAGAACTTGTAGTGCACGAAATATTGCTTCGCGCGTTTCATCGGGTCAGCTTCTACATAGTTACGACGGATTGCCAAAACATCACCAGTATCAGCAACGATTGTAATGATGTACGGCAGCTTCAAGCCTGTCGGCTCTCCATCCATGCCCATATCTTCAAAGCCATCAATATCTAGGCTTGTGTGGACTTCATACAGTGTCAGTTCTTCAGACGGACCACTTGGGTGTACGCCCTGAATATCATCAATAGATTCTTCAACCTCATCAGCCATATCGTCTTCACCCATCCCACCTGTCGGTAGATCAATGTCACGATAAAAGCCCACAAGCTGCATCTTGCGGATTTCGTTAGAATCCATGGAAATGCGGTGCGTAATGCGAGGTGAAGACGCCAAGTCAGTCGCGCCATATGGCACAACCAAATCCTCAGCATGGATAAACTTACTAACGGCACGACCCTTTAGCGGATCGAAGTAAACCTTCTTGAATGTAGACCCAATGACAGGAAGGTAGAATAGCATCTGATCTAGCTCAGGATCATACTCTTCCATCTCATAGGTAATCATGTAGTTCATGTAGTCTTTGACGCGCTCAGACTGCTTTACAAGCATCTCATTCTGCGCACCAATAACAGATGTACGAACAGGCCCAGTGGCAGGCAGCAACTCACGATACGCTTGCGCTTGGAACTGCGTTACAGATTCAGCCAACAATGGGTGAATAACGCCTGAAGACCCCTCAAACGGCTCGCTGCGCTCTTCAGTCTTCATGCCAAGGAACTCAAGACCCTTCTTGTACGTGTCTTCCCAGTCTTCACGAGAGGACAGATCGTCCTCAATCGAACCAACTAGGTCAGATGAAATGCGGCCTAGCTCTGCCTCATCAATAACGTCTGCTAGATTACCATCAAACGGAACCTCTGGCCTTGGCTCCATTTCATCTTCGTAATCACCAACAACGGCACTGCCGTCATCAAACTCTGTAATCCCGGGCTGTGCAGGCATTTCTATGACATTTTCAATCATTCCCTCGTCAGGAATCATCGGTACGTCCGCTGGACCACCAGCACCTAGTCCACGTTCAACAGCCATTAGAAAATGTCCTTCTCGTTACCTTCAATTGGCTCAAGATCGTCAACGTCATCAAAGTCAGTCATAGGACCGCCTTTTTCCCATGCGTTACAGGTGTTTTCTGCTGCACAAGTAAAGTCTAGCTTTGTGCAATACCCAACCTCGTCGCCCTCGTCCATTCCAATGCCATTCTCAATGCAGTCAAGCATGTTGGAACGAATGCTATAATATTCGCAGTTTCCACAAATCTGCTTCTTCTTTTCCCAGTTTTTTACAGAGTGACCGTAAGCATATTCTTGGATCGCATGCTCACGGTTCTCTGCGTTCTTTTCTGAGTCTTGAGTAGATAAGGGACAAACAAACTCTTCTTCGGTTTCGTACATATCATCATCAACAACTTGGTTGATGCCAGATGTAAGCTCATCCATGTCGATATTGATGATGATTTTAGCCATTACTTAACTCCAGAAAACTTTGTACCTGATACGGCTGCGCCACCGCCACGGCAAACACCACCGCCATCTTTGTAGCCGCGAACCTTGCCGCCGCCCATGTATTTCTTAACCGCGCCACCTTCCATGTATTTCATGGCTGCTTTGGGGTCCATTTTCATCTGCACATCTTCAGGAAGCTGTGAGAATCCTTTGTATTTCTTTGGTGTGTTAGGCATTACTTCATTCCTTTATACTTGCCGCCGCGACCTTTCATCGTGCAGCCATTTTTGGGCTTTTTCTTACGAACCGCGCCACCTTTTTTCATTCCAGCAACAGCTTTGCCTGCCATCGCACCTGCGCGGCTTACTCCACCAGCCGGACCTAAC